GCAAGTTAAGAATTATCTTCCTCTAAAGAAATAAATCAAAAGAGATAGATACGGCATAGATTACTGTTCTTGTCAGCCTATCCACTACTAAGAGTAACTCAATTAAGAGCACATCAGAAAAATTTGGCATCACAAATGTTGCGTATTTGCTCAGGGCGCTATAGGTGCGTTTAAACCGTCTACCCCGCTCGAGATGTAATGTTAATAATTTAAGGGCGTCAGCCCATAATAGTGGTAAGAATATCTACCGAGTTAATTATAAGCTAACTTTAGCTGCGCAAGTTCTAGACACTAGTAAACTAGGAGTGTCTAAATAGCTTCCCCCAACCCAACCTAGAAATGATTGGAGGCTTGTGTGGGCCCGAAGGCCCGGCCTGGCCGTTAGGCCAAGCCAGAACGCGGATCAGTTTGTCCAGGTCCACTCCTCAAACAAGGAACAGAAATGAAACAACTGAAGTCCGCGTCGTCTGCAAGTGATCTAAATATGTTATGAACTTCTTGACCACTAACTGCAGTTACTGTGATGTTTCTGGTCTCAGGAATGGCAACTACTATTTTGCCAAGTGTTGCTGAGGCCTGGTAACCATAGGCAGTCCCATAAGCGCCCTGATACCAAGTCAAATCACAAGTAGATTTACCCAAAGTCTGGGTATACTGAGGCATCTCAATAGACACAACGGAATTCAACATAAGGTCTTGGAAATGTGTATGACAACCTCTGGCCTTCTCAGTATTATTTCCGACCATGTTGATCGGGTTTGTGTCGAAACCAACTGAAGAACCATCATTAAAATGGTAAGTTGATGTCAACTGCGGTCCAAACTTATTGGCTGTATCAGTGAGCATGTTGGTATTCACGATGTCACGCACTCTGACACCACCTCTCACCATGGCATAACACGAGGCCACAAGTGAGTAATGATCCGCAATGAATATATTTGTTCCGACGTTATCATCAGCTATTATCACGTCAGGCCGCATAGAAAAGGTGCCAACGTTCAATGGTATGGCAGTTACGTTGCTCCTTCTGACGGGAGTATATCTCTTCAGAAAACTACGAAAGCTGGACACCTTGTCTCCAATCGCTATAGCTGAAGAAACGTTGGGATTTGCTGCAACGGTTGAATTCCCGATATCCATAGTCAAGAGTCTCGAATCATTCGAAAGACCTGATTGAGGTACAGCAATACGGGGGGTGAGAAATCTGGAGGGTCCAGGAATGGCGACTTCAAAGTCCTCACCAGCGCAAATCTCCATCAAGATGTTAATGGTGCTTGAAACAGTGGCTGGAGAAACAAGAGGATCAATGACTTCAATCACAATTACACCTGTCTTTCCCCAAGACCATGGTGCGTCTGAAATGTAAGGCACGACGAAATCAACTTCTTGTGAAGTACGTATGTCAACTATCAACCTGTGAACGTAAGCAGATAAGGCACTAAAAGTGCTGGTATTGGTAGCAGGGAAAAATGAAATTGACAAACGTCCAGAATGAAATTCAGTTTTAACGAACTTCAAACGATACCGGAGCGATCCCCTCCATGCATTGAAAAAACTAGATACGAAAGAGACCGGGGTGTAATGGATCCCGTTTGAGTCTGAATAAGTAGTTGCTGCCGTAACATCGAAAGTGCTAAGCAGGGTGCCAGATGTAGATGAAGTAGCCCAACTAACGCTGGAAAACCAAGCAGGCTTTCTTGCAACATAAGAAAAATCCATCTCATCGTAGTCCGTGCCACTTATTCCATCTATGGCCACAACAACGGGCTTCGAAAGATAGGACATTGGTCTGGCATCTGAGTCGCCGTCAACAGTATTGTGATTCGCAGCAACCAGTTGCACAAATTTGGTTAATGAGTCGCCTTGCATGGGTTTTGACCAACCAAAAACTGAGGCTACTGATGTGACCCTGTCCGCGACCCAAGAAATTGTATTGGCGTAAGTAGACAACATAGGTATATGACCAAATTCCTTAAAGCCTTTAGAAAGAGCAGATGACACAGAGGAAATCGGACCGTTAACAGTATTAGAAACCTCTTTTTCACGGACGTCTTTCTTATGAGATCCAACCCCAGACTGAGCTGAAGCTGCACCAAAGAGCCGTATATTTTCAAAGCTCACATAAAGAGTGTATCCAGCGGTTGTCGAACCAGCTGGAGAAACCATTGGTGAGTAAGGGTAAATGTTGAGATATACAAGAGGGTAATTGTTGACCGAACTTAGAATACTCGACAGTGGATAGAAGTTCCTACACGAAACAAAAGGAACCAAAAGCTCAGCAGTGGTGTCAGCATTCAAATCTATCTCAACGTGGGGAACCGTGGTACGTTGCACTAAACTAGCCATATGAGACTGTACGAAAGCAAGTTCCTTAAGACTGGATGTGCTACGGTAAGGTGAGGCTAAAGGAACCCAACCCATAATATATCTACCCTGTTGAAACCTATTGGCATTGACCACAATCCTGAACCTCATGTCCATGCGTATGCCGAAAATACCAGCAAGTTTCTCCCTCCACATAACAGCTTGAGTAGCCTGTAATGCGGTGTAGGGCATTGAATAAGAATTGAACACCGAATAAGTGTCCGTCACATTAAAGAGACCTTGTTGAAACACAATGGGTCTCCCAAGGAAGCTTTTAATCGATTGTTCATCGAAATTGGTATCATTGAGATTCATTATTGTATCATCAATGTGAGCGACGTGTGACTCATCACGCTTGACAACCGTTCCATCATCAATAAAGACAGTGGCGTCAGCGTTGTCAGTGTTTCCTTTAATATCAGAGACAGAGGAGTCCTCTGTAACTGGAGAGTTAGTTTGTTTCCCATTGGCAGAACCGAAGGGAGACGTGTTATTTATCATAATTTCAGCAGAATCGTTATTATTATTCATTGTGTTGTAATTGTTTGTTAAAAGACCTATAACGGCGGTTAACCGAGAAGTTATACTCACTCCGGAGTTTGATCTAATTGTACTTATAGGTAGATAACCAGCTTTGTTCATTTGATTAGTATTTTTATATTTTAAAATTTTTAGTTATAACCATGAATCATCACTTAATCGAAAGACAACGCCCCTTGCGAGGGCTCGCCCATTCCTCAAGGAGGTGCAGGACTAAGTCGTTTATATCGAATAGAGGCTAGTAAACATGGAGTTCTTTTATGAATTTTGAAGGTATAGTTGAAATTTTAACGTCTTTCACGACGAGACGCCTTAATACAGAAATTCGAGTTCACATACTGTAGAAAACACATACTCATAGTTGATTGTGATTTCCTTGGAAGGTTTGAAATTAGGATAACAGCTTTTACGCAAGTCATCCAACTTCCTAGCATAAGTGTCGAAAACTTTCTTGCCATGTAATGACAGTTCCATAATCGTTGACGTGACTTGATCTACATTAATCTGATGTCCCAAAATACCCTTCTTAGTCCAATTCAATGGATCAAAGAGGGCTTGTATCCTCATAGGTGCGACCCATTTACCATGGATATTGTCGTACCTAAACGATCTCTTAAGAAACTCGCAGGAATCCAGAGACCTGAAAGGGACTATAGCGTTTTTTTTAAATTCAGTGGTATATACCATGCCTACCATGGCCATGGTTTCAGGCAAACTCAGTTCATTAAAAACCGGCCTGTATCTTTTGGAAACACTAAATATATTATCATCTCCTAAACAGATGAGAACAACATTACTATTGAAATCATCTATTTCCAGACCGCTGAAAATCCAAGCTAGCCTGAATGAGATGTTGTTGTACATGGTGTTGATGATGGCGGTCAGAGGGTTGCCAGAAGGCATGCCTGTG